ATAATTGCCTGAAGATATTTCACTCTGAGCTGCAATTCTTGCCTCTTGAAGAGCTTTTGCTTCTTCACTTAGTTGTTTTTGCAAAAATTGTTTGCCAGTTTTTTTATCAATTGCTTCTATTGGTTCTGCAATTTCAGGATATCTTTTAGACAAATGACGTAGTAATTTTTCACCAGAACCAACGCCCCTTTTGATTGCAGACAGTGGCCCCGCCTCTGCTTCATCGCTTGAAAGCGCGCCAGCGGTTGCCAGCGCGGCAACTTTAGCCGCCTTACTAAATGGTCCGCCAGCGGCAAGCAACGCAAGGTCCGACGGCGAACGCGGAACAACAAGTCCGAAATCAGGGTTTTCAGTAAGCCAGCCCTCCTGCCTACCGCCTTCCGGCTTCACGGCTTGGCTGACACGAAGCTGCGCAGCCTCTCGTGCCGCTTGGGCAGCATCGGCGTCATCAGAAGAACCGCCTTCAGCAAAGTGCTTGCGAGCCACATCCAGCGCGCGATCAACTTCACCGCCAGAAGCAAAGCCAGAAGAAGACGCCCAGCGGTTATAGGCGCGGTTGCGCAGTCCAACAATCCGCTCAGGGTATTCGCCAAGATACGTCCTGAAGTCTCTCGGCAAGTTGGCTATGTCGGAATCCCTCATGTTCTGAAGGAACCGTTGAGTGTCGCCACCTGACGCATTCCACGCCGCCTGAACACGCGCCGCATGGTTGGTGGTCGAGGCCGGGCCGTACTGAACCTGCCTGTCAGCAAAGTAAGATTGCACGTTCGGGTTCTGAGCAACCTGCGAAGGAATGCCCGCCCGCGTCAAGTTTGATGCCGTCGGCTGGAAAATGTTCTTGTTATACCAGTCCGCCTGCGCAGCACGCAGCGCATCCGGCGTATTCTGAGCGGCCGCCTTCCATTGCGCGTCAAACTCCGGCGTGCCGGGACGCGCGGTAAGCCCAAGGTCAGTGCCGTACGTCCGGGCAAACTGACCAGCAGACGAGTTCCAGTCGCCTGCCCTCGAACCGCTATTCAATCCCAAAAGTCCATAAGACTTTGATCCTGCCTTATCAAGCGAAATGTTGCTCTGGTCGCCCCTCGGAGCTTCAAAAACGCCCGTTGTGGCCATCATGCGCGCCGCGTTGGGCGTCAATTGCGGGAATTGCTCCGCAATCGAACGTCCGGCAGGAGCGTATGCGCTCTTCGCAGTATCAATCGCAGCAGGAATGTCAGACGGACGAGGCCGTGGCAACGGCACGTTCTCGGCAACAGCAGGAGGCGCGCTAAGAACCTCGCCAGACGGACGAGACGGTGGCATCGGAACATTTTCAACAGTGATCGGCCTCGCAGTCATTGGCTCTGACAGCGGAGGCGGCATCGCCGGCATGTTGGCAGGAAGCTCGCCAATAACTATCGGGGGTGCAGATACTGGGGCGGGCTGTGCCTGCACGGTCTCGGGCAGCGTTGTTCTTATGTTTTCAGCACCCTCGGGAAGAGGAGGTCTTCCCGCAGAAACCCAGCTAAAATCTGGAGCCCGCGCACCCCATACTTCAGACGGCTCAACACCAGATTCTCTAATTGCTGGCGGAGCAGCGGAAACACCGGATGTTTCGGGCGGAACAGCACGCGTAACGGCAGGAGCCGTAACAGTGCGCGCGGTGTCCGTGGCCGTGGACAATTGCTTCTGAAGCGCGTTGCTGGCTCTAAAAAAGTCCGAAGCCTGATCAGGGTTGCCCCAGTTAATGCTGCCGTCCTTGTTAATAACAGGCAGCCCGTTCGACTGATATTCAACGGCCTTCGGCGCAGGAACACTTACGGGCGGACGCGGCGGGGCGGCCTCAGGAGCAGCAGGCGCAGCAGCGGGCGCAGCAACGGGCGGCTGGGCAGCGGCGGGCGGGGGAACATTGGTTGCTATGGAACGGGCAGCAACATCGGGCGGCATTGTCGGACCACCAAATGCGACGTCAGAAGATACAGGGCTAATCTTGCCCAGATCGGACGGAAGATTAAACGCGCCGCCAAGCTCACGAGACGCAGCCATAGCAGCGGCTTCCGCAGGGGGCGGCTCGTAAAAATAATTTCCTTCCGTCTTTACAGGAATAGACGAGTCCGTCGGAGCAAACGCAGCCCCAAAACGATTTAAGAAGTTGCTCAGTTCTAGTGGCGGTTTGTACGGAACAATACTTTCGTTCGGCTCAACAGTCTTGGCAGCCTGCAATGCGGCGTCTTTGTCCAACTCAGACGGTTCGTTAGACTCAGGCGGCGGAGGCTCGGGTGCCTCAAACACATCATCAAACACATCCCCGCCATCGTCATATCCCCGACGCTCTCGCAACACACTGCGCGCAAGATCGCGGAGATATTTGTCCATTACTCGCCCCCGCCTTGCGACGACGCAAGATCACGAACATGCTTAACATGCTCGGACACAATCTCGCGCACTTGCTTGGCTTCTTCCGCCGCGCTCTTTTGTGCCTGCATGTTTGCGTCATGGCGCATGTCGCGGGTGTTGCGCATCTCCTCCATCAAAAGCCGCATGCGCTCAAGCTCAAGCTCCTTGTCGCGGTCCTTGTCGCGGTTTTCGTCATCAACCTTTGCCCGCTGCAACTGGAACTCAACCTGCTTGTCCTTCGTCGCGGCAGTCTGCGTCTTAAGAGCAATCTCCTCCGGCGAAACACCGCCCTTCGCGCCTAGGCCGCCCATCTTCGCATTCACGTCGGCCATCTTGGCCTGCGCCATAATCATCTTGGCGTCGGCAGTCTTTCCAGCAGCAGCGATCTGAGACTGGATGAACTGCAACTCAGGCGGCGGGGCCTGCTGCGCAGTCGGCGGCGCAAGGAACTGCTCAGGGTTGCTCCAGCCAATTGCCTGCAACGCCGCCGTATCAATCGCAATCGGATCGTACATCGACGGGTTGGCCTGCTGTAGCTGCTTCAACGCCATGATCTTCATGACACGCTGCGCATGCGAAGCCGTGTTCGGATCGGCCTGCGGCGTAAGCTCGCAATCGGTCAGAGCCTGAATAAACGTCATCTCATCCCACTGGCGCGCAGGCTTCTTGTTGCGCTGCCAGAAACTATCGGGATGATCGCGGAACACGTTCACAAGCAACCGGAACTCCTCGGCCTGAGCCGCATGCATGCGCTTGTGGACCGCATTCAATATCTTCGTCGCCTGCTCAATCATCGCAAGCGTCGTGCCGACCGGAGCGTCCGGCCGACCCTCGCCAACTTGCAACTCACTCGTCCCGCCGACTCGCTGCCCTGTCATTGACATATTGTCGACCAACTGCATCAGCGCCGGAGACGGCCCCTGATAAGGCAGCGGCATAATCGCCTGATTGATCGGCAAGCCGCCCGTCTTCACCAGCGCGCCGCCGCCGGGAGGAACACGGAAGATGTTCGTGTTCTGTCGAGCGCCCGTGTCAGCCATCAGGAAGCCGGGGAAGTTGCTGTACATGCCCGCGTCCAACAACTCACGCCACGCGGCGGTTATCGCGTTCGTCGTGTTACCAAGAATATGCAGAAGGCCAATATCATAGAACCCAAAGCCCGGGACAAACGTATACTTGACGAAAACCTTTCTGGCCTCCGGTAGCTCTTTGTCGTCTTCGTCATAGTTCCTCGTGATCGACAGAATCTTCTTTGACGATACGTCAATCGTCACACGATACGGAACCTCAAGGCCGGAATCCTTGCCCTTGTACCTATGCTCAAAGCCCTTGATGTTCAGTTCGCAGTAGCACTCGTAAATCTCGCGGTCACGATCATCGGGATCGTTGGCATCAAGCGTAACGCCCTGCACCGCGTTCTTCTCTTCCTGCACCGCGTTGAGCTTCGGCTGGGCCGCAGTCGATAGATCGACGTCACGATACACGCCAAGCAACTGCAACCGGCGCACGGTCGACTGCCGCATGAACGTCCGGTGAGTAATGCGCTTGGCGTTGGAAAGGTCCGTCGCCGCGTTGTTCACAATCAGGTCAATCGCATCGACCGTTTCGCTCACGGGGCGATTGCGCAGCGGGCAATAGTAAACCTTCTTGAACGCCGTCCCGCCGAACCCAAGCATCAACAGCATGCGGTCGGTGTCGGGATAGTACTCAGTCGCCGTCACCGTCAGGTAATGGTTCAGGTCGCGCTCGAGCGCGTTTGCAAGCTGGTCTTCCTGAAGGTTGGCGTTGTTGTTGTCGTTCCTGATCTTCACCGGGCCATCGGTCGGCAATAGCTCACTGCGCGCATTGGCCTGAAAGCGCAGCACGGCCTCCTGCAACAGCGGATGCCGCACGCGGCTCATGCCCTCGACCGGCGCGCCGTCCGTGGCACCCTGAAGGTTCGGTATCTCGATCTTAAGGCCCAGCAGCTTGATGCCCTGAGCCCGCTCCTCGATCCAGTCCTTGCGGCTGTCCATGTCGTCATTGACGCCACGGATCAGGTCATCCGAAATCCGGCTTAGCTCCATGTCGTCGATGTCGTCGACAAGGTTATCAAACCAGCCGCCGCGCTCGCGCTCTTCGGAATCAACAAGCGAACGCCCGTCAAGGCTCAGCGTGATCGAGCCGTCCTCGCCTTCAATCTTCAGAATAGCGCCGTTCTGGCTGATGTTCGGCGGCGTTCCCGTGCCTTCGGCCTCGACGATAACCTCAGCGGGTGCCTGCGATTCCGGTTGCAGTTGGCGGATCGACGGCGACAGGCCCGGCACTAGCGGCATGGTGTTATCCTACGTCTTCCAAGGCTTCCATTTCAGCAACGAAGCGGTCGAGGCCCTCTCTGGCGGCCATATTATCAGACCGCGCATCAATCGTATACACCCGCACATAGTCATGCGGCGGCTGCCCCCAGACCTCGACCTTCCAGCGGGTATTCGTGATTCGGTCGACGATAGCCCGCGCACGCACCTGATGCATCAAATATCCCCGTAAAGTGGTGTGTTATCAATGTGATAGTTCTTTTTCTGCTCATTGATCTCATACATGCGTTCGGGCGAACGCGTCAACAGGCCCAGTTCGCGCATATGACGCAGGGCCATTGAGACCGTATCGACAAGGTCATCGTGTTTGCCGCGCGGGAAGCTTTCGACCTGCCGAATGAGTTCCTCGGCCCATGTCGTTCCCGGAGCATAGATCATGCCCTCGGCGAATAGGTGCTGGACGCTGTACAGGCGCGATAGCTTGTCAAGCGACTTTGGATCGTAGAGTTGAACGTAGAAGTCTTCGTAGCCAAACAGGCGTCGCAGTTCCTGCGCGATGCTGTGGCCGGCGGCTTTGTTCTCGATCAGTATCTTGTCGACCTTCAGTTCCTTGCACGTCTTCGCGACCTTGGCGATCAGCGGCGCAAGCTCCAATCGTTCCTGCCATGCGTTGAGCAGCATCACCTTGGGCGTCGGGCCAAGCGAGCTATCACGCGACACTGAAGGCGTGTCGACCTTCTTGCCGTATCGGTCGACAAAGATCGTCGAGCGTTGCGCTTCGTCGCCAGACCATACGCCCCACACACTCAGCGCGCTGTAATCGTTTTCGCTCTTCGTGGTGTATGCCGTATCGAGCGCGGCGATCACATACTCGACCGGCGGATACGTCGGCTCATTCCATAGTTGCCACCACGCAGACTTGATGACGCCGCCCCCGCGTGGCGTCGGAGCTTGCTGATGCTGGCCGGCTGTCGCGTATGGCCCCATTTCCTTTTCGAGTGCGTCGACGACTTCAGCCGGGAACCGCTCCTCGAACAATAGCTCGCCTTCGTCCTCGCGCGGGTCGACATAGCCGAGCTTCGTCGGCATGTCCTTGCGCCACGCCTCGAAACGCATCGGCAGGCATATGTGGTCATAGCGCCCTTTGTATCCGGGGCGCTCTAGGATGACGCCGCTCACGTCCTCTTCGTGCAGGCGCTGCATGATGACAACAAGCGCGGACGTGCGCGGATTGTTCATACGGGTCGGCACGGCCTCAGTGAACCACTCGAGCGTCGTCGCGCGCATTTGATCGCTGTTCGCGCTCTCGACGCTGTGAGGATCGTCAATGATGACGCGATCACCGCGCGAGCCGGTGATTGATCCAGCGGCCAATGCCTCGCGGAATCCCGTCGCGGTATTTTCGAACTTGGTCTTTGCGTTCTGATCGCCAGTGAGTTGAACGCGGTCGCCCCAGTTTTTTTGATACCACTCAGACTGCACAAGGCGTCGCATCTTCGTGCTGTCGCGGATTGCGAGGCCCTGTTGATGCGCGGCGCAGATATAGCGCATGTGCGGCATGTTCTTCGGGCCCCATTCCCACGACGGCCAGAACACGTTTACGAGCAGCGATTTCATGCTGCCCGGCGGGACGTTGATCAGCAGGCGATTGTATGGCGTGCCGTCGTCAAGCTCGACGCCATCAGTGATGGCCGAGAGATGCTCGCAGATAAAATCAATGTGCCAATTGTGCAAATACGCTTGGCCCGGCTCGATGACGTGCCACGCGCGTTTGACGAACGTCGCGAACGATAGTTCGCACGCGCGCTTCTCGGCTGCGCGCAACGTCGCAACCATATCGATATCGCGCGGCAGTGTGATTGTGCCCATTGGGGCTACTTCTTCAGCGCGACGCTTGCTTCAAGCGCCGTCATCAGCGCGTCAAGTTGATCGGAGTTAAGCGCAGACACATCGAGTGTGTTTTGCGTCTGGATCGGCGAGCCATCGGGGCCGCTGTGTTCGAGCTTTTGCGTATCGACCCAGCCATTGGCCGAGCGCGAGCGATTACGCAGCGCGAGAGAGATCATTTGCTGATTGCCGGGCTTTCCTTCTGCGACATTCAGCGCGCGTTCTTCCCACCACTGGATGGCCTTTCGACGGCCCTCCTCAATGGCCTTGGAAAAATCTGGATGTTCTTTCTGCCACGCGTAGAGCGAGGACGCATTGACGCCGATTCTCACGGACGCTGCGTCGAGCGAGAAGCCCTTTGCCATTTCGTCGATGATCTGCTGGCAGAACGCCGGATCATACTTTGTCGGCCGACCGACTTTGTTAGGCATTACGCTGCTCGATCTGTTGTGAAATCATTAGAGTTCTTGCCGATGTAGATGATCTCGCCGCCTTGTTCCAACGTGACCCAGACAGCGACTACTTTTTCTCCGACGCGGCCGACCTTTTTGATTTCGCAGGGTTTTCCGCGCCAATACAGGTCTTTGTACGTTTCATTTTCGACGATCATTGCGCAACTTTATGACTAAGTCGCCTGTTTTGCAATTACAACCTTTTGTTGCATAAATAGGTTGTGCAACTAAATTCTTAGCGTAGTAGCAACTTAGTAACTTTTTTACTACGCAATCTTTTGCCAAAAACATCAATGCTTTCAATTACATGCAATAGGACAAAAATCATAATAGTAGAATAGCAACTTAGCCTAGATATAAGAGTTCTTTTATCTATATATGTTGTATCCTTCCCTCTCACTCTTTCTCTGCACTATTCTACTATTCTACTATCCTGACGATATTTCAAAGACTTAGCTCACTATCCTGTGAACTATTCTAACTATCCAATGCAATATCAATAACTTAGCTATATAGCGCACGTTTGCCACAATTGGC